TGATTTTGGTGCTTCTGGTTATGCTAATGAGTTTACTGGTTTAGGTGGTAGCTCTGATTATGGCAGAAACCCTTTTAATTTTGAAGAAGGTGGACTAGCATCTAAACCAAAGGCTAAAGCAAAACGAAAAAAGAATACTAAAGGATTAGGCACTAAACCTAAGGCTACTTGACAATTATGTCAACCCCAATAACAGGAGAAAAATATGCCAGAATTAGAAACAGTAGAACCACAGAAGACTGCAGGATTTGTAAGTCGGACTCGTTCAAAGTACAAGGACAAGATTGCTAAGGAGGAGCAGGAACTTAAAGAACTCCTTGCAGAGAGCCAAGGAGAAGGGGTTCAAGAAAACTCTGAGGAGAGCCAAGATGTGTCTCCTCCTGAAGAGGGAAAGGAAGCAGAGGTATCTGACGAGACTCTCAGTAAAGAGGAAAAATCTTTCAAGACGAGATATGGGGATGTTCGAAGACATCTTGCGGCAAAGGAGAAGGATTATAACGCTAGGATAAAAGAGTTAGAAGACCAACTAGCTAATAACAAAAAGCTTGTACCACCTAAGTCTGATGAAGATATTAGTAATTGGGCAAAGGAATATCCTGATGTTGCAGGTATTGTAGAAACAATAGCTGAGAAAAAAGCTAAACAAATGTTTGATAAGGCTAATATTCAAATAGAGGAACTTAGCAAGGCTAAAGAAGAAACAACTCGTAGAACAGCCGAGAATGAAATTAAAGAAACTCATAAAGACTTTGATAAGTTACGTGAGTCTGACGAGTTTCACGAGTGGGTAGAAGAGCAACCTAAGTGGGTGCAGAGTGCCTTGTACGATAATATTGATGATGCTAAGTCTGTTGTTCGTGTCCTTGATTTATACAAAATTGATAAGGGTTTAACAACAAGTGACAAGAAGAACAAGACTAAAGCTGCAGCTTCTCTTGTAAATAAGACTTCTCGAACTCAAGTAGATGCTGAGGAAATAGCAGACAGCATTAAAGAGTCTGATGTAGCTAAAATGACTGATAAACAGTATGAAGCAAATCAGGATAAAATACAAACAGCTATACGTTCTGGCAAATTTATTTATGATATGTCAGGAAATAGAAGATAAAGTGTTGACAAAAAACATTTTATTAATATAACTACCCTAGAACATAAAGCCTCTTTTTGACTACCTTTATGTTCTAGTAAATTACGAAGTTTAAACGAGTAAAGACTACTTATATAAGTACAGACCCATAGGTTAGGAAGTTAGCTGCTGAATAACCATATGCACTCTAGAAAATATAACCTCTTCCTACGATAGTTTAGCTTTTCATTAAGCCAATTATAGGAGGATTTAACTATGGCTTTTCAAACTGCTTCAGGTTATGGCAATTTACCCAATGGTAATTTTTCGCCAATAATCTATTCCAGACAGGTACAGCTTGCATTTCGTAAGTCAACTGTTGTTGGAGACATAACTAACTCTGATTATTTCGGTGAGATATCTGGACAAGGCGATACTGTCAGGATTATCAAAGAGCCTGAAATCTCAGTAAGTGCATATGCCAGAGGTACTCAGGTTACTGCACAAGACCTTGAAGACGATGACTTTCAGCTTGTTGTTGACAAGGCTAACTACTACGCTTTTAAAATGGATGACATTGAGGAAGCCCACTCTCATGTAAACTTTATGCAACTTGCGACTGACAGAGCTGCATATCGTTTAGCTGACCAGTATGACCAAGAAGTTCTTGGTTATCTTGCAGGTTACAAGCAGTCTTCTTTACACTCTAAAGCTGATACTGTGAATGACCAAGTTAATGGTAGCAAGTCTATCACTAGTGCAGGGTCAGATGAGCTTCTAACTTCAATGAAACTCATCAAGAGTTCTTTCGGAAGCATCACAACTTCATCTGCAGGAGACCACTCTATTCCTGTAGTTAACCTAACAGGTGGAGCTACTTCAGTAGGCACTGCATCTGTTACACCAATGGTTGTGGTAAATCGTATGGCTAGACTGTTGAATCAACAGCAAGTAGACACACAAGACAGGTGGCTAGTAGTAGACCCTGTGTTTATGGAACTACTTGGAGATGAGAACTCTAAGCTAATGAACGCTGACTTTGGTGGAGCAGGACAATTGCAAAATGGTCTTGTTCTTAACAACCTTGCAGGATTCAGACTTTATGTCTCAAGCAATCTCCCATCAGTCGGAACTGGTCCGGGTACTTCAGGTACTGCAAACCAGAACTCCAACTACGGAGCGATTGTTGCAGGACATGGCTCTGCGATTGCAACGGCTGAACAACTCAGCAAAACTGAAACATACCGTGACCCTGACTCATTTGCAGACATTGTACGTGGTATGCACCTATACGGCAGAAAGATACTTCGACCAGAAGCTATCGTGACTGCTAAATATAACGCAGGTTAAGGGAGGATAAAACTATGGCTACTTTTGATTTAACTGCAAAAGCTACTGCAGGTGTAGGAGCAGATGTTTTAGCAGTTCCTACTGTCGTTGGACATCCTGTCAAAACAATCGAAGCAATCTTGGACATTGACGCAATGATTGCAGCAGGTGCTACTATAGCAGATGGAGATGTTTTCCAACTGCTTGAAGTTCCTTCTGAGTCTGTTGTTCTTTGTGCAGGTGCTGAAGTTATGAAACAGTTTACTGCTTCATGTACTGCTGACATTGACTTTGCAGGTGGTGATGACATCGTTGACGGTGATTCACTTGCCGTTGCTGCAGGTACATACCTAACAGCAGGTTCTAACGGTCAAACTAACATTGTTAGTACAGGTGCTGCAAACTTAATCGGTGAGACTATTCCTGCCGATGCAAATACTGCACCAGTGACTATTACGGCCGCCGACACTATTGATGTAACTATTGCAGGAGCTGCCGCAGCCACTGGAAGGTTACGAGTGTTTGCTGTTATCGCTGACGTTTCAGCTGCTCATCGTGAAGCTGCTGTCGCTGCCAGAGACAACGTATAAGTCTATTTAATAAATGGGGAGCAGGGAAACTTGCTCCTCTATCTATATAACAAAGGCATACAATGGCAACAACCTACATTACACTCGTAAATGACCTTCTACGTAGGTTGAATGAAGTTACACTTACTACCTCAGGTGAGGGTTTTTCTACTGCCAAAAACGTACAGGCTATAGCAAAAGACGCTATTAATAATTCTATACGTGAAATACTACAAGATGGTCATCAATTTCCCTTTCTTAAAACCACAACTACACAGACATTAACAGCAGGTACAGGCACATATGACTTACCTACTGACATGGCTAGTGTTGATTGGGATACTTTTTATTTACAAGCTTTGTCAAGTGCAGGTAATTCTGCCAGTTCTCTTTCTACAATACCGTTTGAAGATTATGTTAGGACATATAAGTCAATAGAAGAGAACTCAGGAACAGGAGCGAGGTCTTCTCCTGATTTAATTTATCAAACATCAGAAGAAAAATTTGGTGTAACACCTTTACCTGACGCAGCTTACATTATAGAATACGTATACTATAAATTTCCGTCTGACCTGTCAGCCTTTGATGACACAATGATTATACCAGATAGATTTAAGTATATAATAATAGATGGTGCTATGGTGTATATGATGCGATTTAGGTCTAACGAGCAGTCTGCACAGATACATCAGGCTAAGTTCCAAGAAGGTATTAAAGCTATGCGTAGATTACTATTAGATGACCCACTTTCTGTTAGGTCTTCTATGATAAATAGACCTAAGTTTACCTCGCAGATGTTAAGACTGAGTGGCTAAATGGTTGATTCAGTCTCCACGTTTAGAGCCGTTTGCAGGGGTGGTTTAAATACAGGTGCAGATGTTTTATCTCTTGGTGAAGAGAACCCCGGTTCAGCAATACAGTTATTAAACTATGAGCCAAACCTAGAGGGTGGCTATAGAAGATTAACTGGTTTTGCTAATAATTTTGGTACAGTTACAGGTACAGGGTCAGTATTAGGTATAGCAGTTGCTAACGGTGTAAATCAAGGAGTACTTGCCTGTCGTACACCATCATCAGGCAATAACTATCTACACCACTGGAACTTTTATTACACAGTAGCTGTTACATCAGGACAAGGTTCTAGTTTTACTGTAGGAGAAACAGTTACAGCCGTAGTAAGTTCTAGTGATGATACAGCAACAGGAGTGTCAGGTACTGTAATAGCCAAAGCTTCTGCTTCTTTGACAATAAACTTTGGTAGACTACCTAGTTCTGTATTTGATACAGACAATGTTTTGACAGGTGGCACATCATCAGCTACTACAACAGTTACTTCTACTCCAACAGTTATAGGGTGGACAGCCGTATCAACAAGTGGCTCACCTACAATGACAGGTGTAAGCAAGGTTAGGTTTACAGAGATAAACTTTGGAACACCTAAGGTAGTATTAACGGACGGTATAAAC